GGTACCTGTGGAGTGCGCTATTTCTCTAGCAGACACGTTGAAATCATTGTCAATGTACTGCTCCGTGACGATACAATATAGGGGGCGCTTGACATGAGTGACACCAGGTTGACAAAGTCGGCCTACGCTAGGCACCGCAACGTTTCGAGGCAGGCCGTGTCGGTGATGGTTGAGAGGGGCAGGATCGCCACAGTGGACGATGGACGGAGGACAATGGTCCTCGTCGAGAAGTCAGACGAAATGCTCGACGGCCCACAAGGTGGGTCGACGCTGAGAGAAGAGTCCGGCACCTACGACGAAGCCCGCACCAGGAAGATGCTGGCCGACGCCGCCCGCTCCGAGCTCGAGCTCGCCAAGGCAAAGGGAGAAGTCGTCGACGCCGCGGAAGCCCAGGACGACAAGGACCGCGAGGTCACGATCGCCCGCACGCTGCTAATGCAGATCGGCGCCAAGGTCTCCAGCCAGGTCGCAGGCATGACCGACGCGCGCGAGATCCGGCTGCTCATCGAGGCAGAGACCCGCACGATCTTTGCTGACTTGATGAAGGCGCTCGAGGTCGATGGATGACGCTGACTGAACTCTCCCTCTTCACAGGCGCAGGAGGTGGCGTCTACGCCTCGAAGCTCCTGGGCCACAAGGTCATCGGCTACGTCGAATGGAACGACTACTGCCAGCGCGTGATCGCGCGAAGGATAGACGATGGCATCTTTGACCGAGCACCAATCTTCGGCGATATCAGAGCATTCGTCTGTGCAGGGTACGCTGAGAGATATCGAGGACTGGTTGACGTCGTGTCTGGGGGATTCCCCTGCCAGCCGTTCTCGGTCGCAGGCGCGCAGCTCGGAGAGGACGACCCGCGCAACATGTGGCCAGCGATGCGGGACGTGGTTCGCGAAGTTCGACCCAGGTTCGTCTTTGCCGAAAACGTCCCAGGTCTCGCTTCTAACGGGTACCTTGGAACCGTTCTCGGAGACCTGGCCGCGCTGGGGTACGATGCGGAATGGTGCGTGCTGGGTGCGGACGACTGCGGAGCTCCGCACATACGAAAGCGGCTCTGGATCTTGGCCCACGCCCAAGGCCTCGGATTCGAGGCGCGGGGACTGTCCGAGCGAGCGGGCCCGGCACACGCCGTCTCTGGTTTCTCAGGTGAACTGGGCCACGCCGGCAGCCAGCGATTGGAAGAGCGGCAAGTCGGGCCCGGCAACTATGGAGCGGAACTCAAGGCCGCTGAGCGAGCAGGCGTATCATCATGGTGGGACGGAGACCCCGCCGACATCGGCGGCGAAGCCTGGGGCGCTGAACCCGTCCTGGGTCGAGTGGCTGATGGGGTGGCCCATCGGAAGCACAGACTTGATGCCATTGGCAATGGGCAGGTTTCGGCTGTGGCGGCAACTGCATTCCGACTTCTAATGCTGAGGGCAAGCCAATGACTCTGCACCCCGGACCATGGCAACCGCCAATCATGCTCCCCGTCGCCGAGTGGGCCGACGAGTTCCGCTACCTCGCAGACGAAGACGCGGCTGAGCCTGGCAAGTACCGCACGTCACGGACGCCCTACGCCGTCGAGCCGATGAACTCTATGGGGCCGGACGACCCTACCGAGCGCGTCGTGCTGATGTGGGGGGCCCAGACGGCCAAGACCACGGCTATCGAGAACTGGCACGGGCACACCGTCCACTATGGCCTGGGCTCAATCCTCGCCGTCAACGCCAACCTCGACCCGATGGGTAAGGCCTTCGCGCGCCGCTTCGAACGACTCGCCGGTGTGACGCCGGCAGTCGGCGACAAGATGAGCACCAAGCGCGGACGCGACGCTGCCCGCACCATGTACGAGAAGACGTACACTGGGGGCACTCTCTTCGTCCGAGGCGCCACGTCGCCAGCGGGCCTGGCGTCCACTCCCATCCCAAAGATTTCCCTAGACGAGGTCGACCGCTACGACGACGACGTGGGCGGTGAGGGTGACCCGATAGCCATCGCGATCCGCCGTGCCAACACATTCGGAGACAGAAAGAAGATCGTCATCACGTCCACGCCGGACCTCAAGGGCGAGTCCAAGATCACCAAGGCATTTCTAGCCACGGACCAGCGCCTCTACTGGGTGCCGTGCCTGCGCTGCGGCGTGGTCCATGCTTTTCTCTGGGAAGACGTAAAATGGACGAAGGGCCGCGCCCTTGATTCTGTCTGGGAGTGCCCGTCGTGCTCGAGGACCACCGCCGACGCGCTAAAGCCGGAGATGCTTGTCAACGGGATCTGGCAGCGGTCCGACACCCCGGAGCGCCGCGCCGTCCTCGCCAAGGCGCTGGACGTCGAGGCCTCAGAGCTCGAAGAGAAGTACGATGGCTCAGGCCGCCGCAAGGGCTACCACCTGTCCGGGCTCTACTCACCGTGGCGAACGTGGGGCGAGATCGCTGACGAGTTCGTCCGCGCCAAGGATGACCCCGTCGCGCTGCAGGTCGTGGTGAATACTGACTTCGCCCAGCCCTGGGACATCACCGGCACCGGCCAAGGCTTCAGCGGCAACGAGATCGAAGTGTTGGCCGATCGTGCAGAGAAGGACGTGGACTGGTCAATGGACCCGCCGGCTGGAGCTACCATCACAACGGTAGGCGTTGACGTGCAGGGCGACCGCTTCGAGCTCGAGCGCGTAGGCTGGGGCGCCGGTTATGAGTCATGGTCTCGAGACTTCGTCGTGATGATGTGCGACCCTGCGACGGACGAGGCGTGGGATGGTCTCGACGAGGTGCTGAAGGCGTGGGCGCCAGACGCGGTGGCCATCGACACAGGCGGCCACAACACGCAGATGGCCTACCGCTACGTGAGGACGAAGAGCCGCAGGCGAATCTACGGCATCAAGGGCGACGATGGCCCGCGGGCGATCTGGAAGTCTGTCCCGTCAAGGGTTGGCACTGGAAAGAACGTGGCTCTATATATCGTTGGAGTAGACCACGCGAAGCGAGACGTGTACTCCCGCCTCCGCGTCGCCAAGGCCGGACCTGGATATTGCCATTTCCCGGACGACCGCGACCGAGAGTATTACGAGCAGCTCACCGCCGAGGTTCTCGTTGGGGTCAAGAAGGCGGGCAAGAAAGTACAGGTGTGGACGAAGCGCCGCGCTCGCAACGAAGCCCTAGACTGTAGGGTCTACGCATACGCCGCACTCCAAGGCCTGCTGATGAAGGGCGGCCGGTGGAAACTCGGCAAGGTCGCCAAGCAAATTGTCACGAAACATTCCACCCTTGACAGTGGAGTGTCACGAAACGATACTCACCACGAGGGGCCCGCTCAGGAGCCGAGGCAAGAGGCCAGGCAGAAGCGACGTCCCGCGTGGATGGACTTTTGACGTGGACTCAGGCTCAATACGATAGCCTCAAAGACGCCTACGCTCAGGGCGCGCTGCGAATCAAGCACGGCGATAAAGACGTCACCTTCCGCACCCGCAAAGAAATGAAGGCCATTATCCGCGAGGTCGGCATAGAGCTTGGCGTCCTCACTGCCCCCGTGATCTCCTACACCGAATACGATAAGGGCTACTGATGGGCATCGCATCACGAGTCCGTCACGACGTTACCGACCGAGCCATCAGGGCGGCCGGTGCTGCGGCAAAGTATGCGCTGGACACCTCCCCCGGTCTGCGCCGCCAGCTTGCCGCGGCGGCCGGTGCCCTTCTTTCCTACGAAGGCGCTAAGCGCCCATACTTTGATAAGACGTGGGGCACGGGCGCCGAGGGTCCGACATCCGTGGTCCTCGACAGCTTGCCGACGCTGCGAGCTCGCAGTCGCTACCTCGTCAGGAACAACCCCCACGCCCGCCGAGCGATCAAGTCTCTGACTCACGGCCTCGTCGGGACCGGGCTCATCCCGCGCACGAAGTCAGACAAGCAGGACCAGCTTTGGCGAGACTTCGCCCGCGAGTGCATCGTAGACAGCGACATGGGGTTCAACGGCGCTCAGTCCGTGATCTCCGATGCTGCCTACGAGTCCGGTGGCTGCCTCATCCGTCGCCGCCCGCGCCTAAAGACCGATGGCCTTACCGTCCCGCTCCAGATCGAGATCATGGAAACGGACATGCTCGACACGACGATGGACACGAACACCGCCTTCAACGACGAGGGCGCGACCATCATGGGCGGCATCGAGTTCAACCGCATTGGACAGCGCATCGCCTACCACGTCTACAAGCAGCACCCGGCCGAGTCGAGCAGCTTTGGCGGCGATCAGTCCGTGCGTGTGCCTGCCTCCGAGATCGCCCACTTCTTCCTTCCCGACCGACCCGGGCAGGTGCAGGGCGCACCGGCGCTGTCGAGTGTTATCCAGGCGCTGAACCAGCTCGACGGCTACCGCCTGAGCGAGCGCATAGGCAAGCGCCTAAGGGCGTCTGTCGTGGCCTTCGTGAACGGTGGCGACGAGACAGGACTTGCTGGCGGCGCAGAGAGCGACGGGCAGACGCCGGCCAGGATGCTAGAGAACATCGGGCCAGGAGCTGTCATCCCGACGCCTGAAGGCTCGCAGACAACGTTTCCGCAGTCCGTCTCTGACACGTCATACCCTGCGTACCTGAAGGCGGAGTTACACGCTATCGCGGCTGGCGCTGGCTCTACCTATGAGCAGATGACCGGAGACCTCGAGGGCGTCAACTACCCCAGCATCCGCGCCGGGCTCCTGAACTTCCGTGGCGAGCAGCAGAACACCCGCGAGAACTTCCT